CCGCCATAACATACTAATTTTTTGCGTATTAAGAATTTTTCTAAAATCGAAATCATTTTTTGAACGTCTTCGCTATTTGCAAATTTATTTACATTCATTTTTTCAATGGTATCGATTTCATGACGCAATATTGCCAATTCGCATTCATTAAATGTCATATTGTCATCGCAAATTTTCGTTTTATATTTATGTGTTTTATTCATGTATAAACTATATATATTATACAAATAGTTTATTTTTATTTTGTATTACGATTTTTGAAATAGTATACTAAATTGCATTTCGTTGGATATACGTGTTTTCCTTTATATATTGCATTGCTTGACTTAATGGACAAATGCCCAGTTTTAAAGCGTTAAACATTTCTTCATACGCCTGTAGTTCTCCGTCATTTACATAAAACATCATTGGAACTATAGTGGCGACACCCATTGTTATGAGTGAATATGAGGAAACATTTCCTTTCATATCATTGTTTGGAACAACTTCTTTTATACTTACACTATTTGTGTTTAAATCGTCCATTTTTTGTAGCTTAGGCAGTCCAGAATTGATTGCGCTTGTATAATAATTTTTGGAAAATTTGATATTTCCGGTTGTCATATTTAATACATTGTAGTCGTTATATAATGCATAATCCGGAATTTGTTCAGGGTCTAATATAATAATGATTTTCCCCATAATTTCGCTTAATTTTGTAGTAGAGCTTACTGCACCTTTATGTAATTTATTTGCAAAATATGATTTGACAAGACCCATTACGGATGTGTAAATTGTCCTTTTGTCCACATCTACGTCATTTTTTATTTTCAAACGGAGTTGTAAAAATACAGGGTCTAAATAATTTGGCGAAGCGGATGATGTAAACGCATTGTTAATAATGGGAATTAACATATCTCCAAGAGGAACGCCTACATATGATCCTACATTATTTGAAATGTCTTTCATTTTCGATGCATAATTTACAACCGGCGATCCATCTTCACTATATACTTCATAATCAAAAAACCGAACGCCCCTAGATAATAAATCCGAAATTGCATTGGGATTTATGTAATTTCCAGTGAATCCGCTATTGTAGGAGGCTTTTATACAATATTGGGATAGTTGTAAATTGGCAAAATTGGGGGATATGCTTGCAATATTTGATCCTCCTTTTTTATTGGAAAACGATTTTAATTCATCGGATGGACTGTATAGTGTAAACCCTTCTTTATTTGGGATTTTATTGAGTTCGTTATTTCTATATTCAATGCGTTTAGTAATCAATTTGTAAAGAATATAAACTGAAATCAGAAAAATGATTGTAATTAAGACTTTTCTTATTAATTCCATATATATCTACTATAAATGAATATAATAAAATAATTATATAGAAATTATACATATATAATAATGGCAGGAGGATTACTAAATATTATATCAGTCGGAAATAATAATGTAATTTTAACAGGAAATCCGACAAAAACGTTTTTCAAAGTAACCTATTCAAAATATACGAACTTTGGATTGCAAAAATTTCGTATTGATTATGAAGGATTAAGAGATTTAAGAAGAGATGAACAATCTGTGTTTAAATTTAAAATGAAAAGATATGCGGACCTATTGATGGATACATATTTAGTGGTTACGCTTCCAGATATATGGAGTCCAATTTACAATCCATGTGCAAATACTTCAAATACATGGGCGCCCTATGAGTTCAGATGGATTCGCGATTTAGGCGCACAAATGATTAAAGAAGTATTAATTACATGTGGGAATGTGACATTACAGAAATATTCCGGAGAATATTTGTTGGCAATGGTGGAACGCGATTTTTCTCAGGAAAAGAAGGATTTGTTTAACAAAATGACTGGAAATGTTGCCGAATTAAACGATCCAGCAAATGCGTTTGGTCGGTCAAACCTATATCCAAATGCATTTTATACATCAGACGCCGCCGGTGCGGAACCGTCGATTCGTGGGCGCAATTTATACATTCCTATAAATACATGGTTTACTTTAAATAGTCGATGCGCATTTCCGTTGGTTTCATTACAATACAATGAATTGGTAATTACTGTAACTATGCGCCCTATTCGCGAATTATTTCAAGTGCGCGATGTATTTGACGCGCCCAATAATTATCCGTATGTCCAGCCGAATTTTACACAGCCGCAATTCAACATGTATGCATTTTTACAAACACCCCCTTTTGATATTACACAGGCTACTAATTTTACACAACAAATCAATACGTGGAATGCGGATATTCATTTGTTATCTACATACTGTTTTTTATCTAAAGACGAGGCCGCATTATTTGCAATGGAAGACCAAGTATATTTAGTAAAAGATGTATTTGAATATGATTTTTTAAATATAACTGGCTCACAAAAAGTCGAATTAAAATCAACCGGAATGGTTTCGAGTTGGATGTGGTATATGCAACGCAATGACGTCAATTTGCGAAATGAATGGAGCAATTATACCAATTGGCCATATCATAATTTGCCGTTGGATATAATGCCGGCAAGTGGAAGAGTAGAATATAATGGACAACTCGTGTTGGGTCCAGGAAAAAATCCGTCTACAATTTCATATCCGGATGGGCAAAACACTGGTTATTTCTATAGCGGCACATTCAATTCGGCAAATCAAAAAAATATTTTAGAAACAATGGGAATATTATTAAGTGGTGATTATAGAGAAAACATATTAACACATGGAGTGTATAATTATGTCGAAAAATATGTAAGAACACAGGGTTCCGCCAAAGAAGGATTGTATTGTTATAATTTCTGTTTAAATACGAGCCCATTTGAATATCAACCATCCGGTGCTATTAATTTAAGTAAATTCCGATTGATTGAACTCGAAATTACAACAATGGTTCCAAGTGTCGATCAAGTAAACTCGTCATATGATGTAATATGTAATCTAGACGGTCAACCAATTGGTATTCGTAGCACAAACTGGAAATTATATGACTATAATTATAACATGAAATTGTTTGAAGAACGATATAATATATTGTCTTTTATTGGCGGAAATTGCGCAATGTTATATGCAAGATAATCTATATATATATTAAATGACAACCTCTTGGAAAAAAAAAGAAGAATTTAGTATATTTGGACAAGAAAATTACAATAAATGTAAATCAGATAATGGATCAGTCTCTAAAAATGGGTTTACAAATTTTATAAATTTTGTAAAAATGGGGTTAAATAAAATTATTTATGGTGTAGAGGCGCCGTTTATTTATACCGATAGAGCACTAACATTTGTATTGCTAAATGCGCTTTATGTAAATACAAAATGTGTCAAAATTAAAGACATTAATACATTAGCTCATATTCAATCTGATCCAAATGTGCTGACTGGAAATAGTAGTGAAGTTGAATCAAAAATAAATCAAACCATTACTGATATTAGTAATAATATACTATCAATTGAAAAAGAAAATGAAAATATAAAAAATTATGAAAAAAATAAAAATTCTTTAATACTAGAAAAAACCAATTACACTCAAAATGTGAAAGTTGTAAGTGATGATGCTGGGTCCTCGTTCAAACAAGATGATAAAGAAAATACGTATGACAAACAAATTGAGGCACAAGAGAATCTAATTTTTGAATCAAATAAAAATATTAATAAATACAATGAAAATATAGAAAAGTTAAATAGGAGTTTAAGTGATTACAATACACGATTAAGTGCAATTAATTTAACAAAAGATTCAATGAATGAACCGCCGCGTTGTAAACAATTACGAAAAGAAGTGTTAGATATATCAGTAACTATTAAAAATCAGATTTATAATATACTTGGTATTCCATTGGTTTTATTTATAACATATAATATATTTTTTATATTATGTTGTAAAGCACCATATGGTAATGGAACAGAACCTGTAATTGTAGATATTGAAAAAGCAATCACAGGAAAACAAGATATTACGGAAGATTTCGTAAATGGCAGTTATTATATTCTTGAAATTATTTTAAACGCAGTATTGTATCCATTTACTGTATTAAATAATATATTTGTTTATTTACGTAGTTGTTTTGTAGATGATAATGATAGTAATCTTTCATCAACCGATCCAGTTAAATCCAACCTAACTTCCATAAATGAAACATATCCATTAGTTATATTTTTATTTGTTTGTTTTAATATTTTTACGCTTTATAGCAGTGGTTTATATTCACAACTATGGAATATTACAATATATGGAACTCCTACTAAAACCCCAGTTCGAAATACGGATGGGTCAATTAATATAAATGATTCACAAACTGCGGCAGGTAGCACACAAGAAAAATATAATTATGCGGCAACAATATCCTCGTTTGTAATTGTATTTGTATGGATCGGATTCATATTTCGTTTTCCTGGAATTATTGTAAAAACACTTGTAACCACATATGGCTCTATTTTGTTGGCAGTGCTTGCATTTATTGTATTTTTATTGTGCACAATGGCACTTGCAAGTAAAGTCCCATTATTTATTATGATATATTTATTGATTGTGTCGTGTTTTTCTTTTGCATTTCAACCAACAGAAAGTAATTATTTCTTTTTTGAATGGTATTTTAAAGATTTTATAAGCCATATTAGTGATATGATGAATGTGTTTAATCGAGAGTATATGGAAAAAAAAGATGGCAAATTTACAAATAATGATATACTTAATAGAACAATTAATACATCCGGTATGTTTGGTATTGTAAATGAGGTTGTATACAAGGCAATATATAAACAAAATATGGTTGGGGATAAAGATTGCGAACAAATTGGTTTCTTTCAAAAATTATATAATTCTATCCAAAAAGGCATTTTTTCAAATATTTTTGAAATATTATTTATTTTGATTTTATTATACGGTATTTTTGATTATATGAAAGGGTACGCATATGCAAGTGAGCTCCCATTTGTATTGATGATTTTGGTTATATTAAATCTATTTTTTATTGCATGTTCTGGAGTTTCAATTTATGTAAAACATTTAATACGAAATGATATATTAGATAATAAATATGGCGAATTATTGAAAAAAGAAGCTTCTGAAAAAAATGGAGGCACGGATAATTAATATTCAAATACCCCCAAAACCGTCGCCACCATAATAAAATATTATAAATAAGCCAATAAAATAGTATAAAGTATATAATAATATTATAATATTATTATATGCCAAAAGTAGTTGCCCATACTCCTGTTTTGAAAAAAAAATTCAATCCGTTTGTAAGTGTATGCACACCTACATTCAATAGACGCCCATTTATCGAAACCATGTTTGAATGTTTTCGAAATCAAACCTATCCAAAAGATAGAATGGAATGGATTATTGTAGATGACGGAACAGATAAAATCAGAGATTTGGTAGAAGCCTCTGGGATTCCGCAAATAAAATACTTTGAACTTAAAGATAAAATGACATTGGGTGCAAAACGCAATTATATGCATAAACAAGTAAAGGGGACTATAGTGGTATACATGGACGACGACGATTATTATCCACCAGACCGCGTAAGTCATGCAGTTGAAATGCTGACAAAACACAAGGATGCATTGTGTGCCGGTTCGAGCGAATTATACATTTATTATAAACATATACAACAAATGTATCAATGTGGTCCATATGGTCCAAATCATGCAACCGCCGGAACATTTGCATTCAAAACGGAATTATTAAAACAAACCAGTTATGAAGAACATGCGTGTTTGGCAGAAGAAAAACATTTTTTGAAAAACTACACTATTCCATTTGTGCAATTGGATCCATTGAAATCCATTTTAGTATTTTCACATGACCAAAATACGTTTGATAAAAAGAAGTTGATTGGGATGTCACATGAATCCGTATTTAAGCCATCGGATAAACCGATTGAAATGTTCATTAAATTTAAACACGAAGAAAAGATCAAACACTTCTTTTTGAATGAAATCGAAGATAAATTGAAAAACTATAAACCAGGCGATCCTTCAATGAAACCGGATGTATTGAAACAAATGAAACAGATTGAAGACGAACGTGCGCAAATGATGGCAAATAATAATATGAATGGACCTATTATGATGAGCAGACCAGGCGAGCCGCCAATTGCACTTACAAGTCAACAAGTTGTTGAATTGGTGGAATTTCAAAAACAAACAATTGAAACGCAAAACAATAAAATTGTGGAATTAGAAAAAATGATTAAAATGTTGCAAAAACAAATTGTGTTTAAATCCAATCAACTAAATAACATGAATAAATTTATAGAGAATTTACAACCACGAAATGGACTATCTAGTGAAAATCCGCATGTTGAAAATATTCCGGTTGTAGAAGAAAAAGAAACAACAAAAGCTATCGAAAATGAAATAATATTTGATATTCCAAAAAAAAGCGAACCTATGTATAAAATATAATATAACTGATGTTTTACATCGTTGAAGAATTGAATCAAAAATATAAAAATATAATATATAAAAAATATATAATATATACAACATGATTTCCCATATTGGAAATAATTTTGCTAGTATAATTGGAGGAACAGTGAACAATGTGGTAATACAAGATATTGAATATAATCCAGATGATCTGTTTATTGCAACGGATGGACGTGCAGGCAAGCCCTATTTGCTAATTTTCAGCAATGGGACGACCTTTCAATTTCGCCAATTTCAAGAAGTAATAAACACTTGTGGAATATTTATACCGGCAAACGCGTAAAATATGTAAGGAATGTGGTAATCCATGCATTTGATTGATTGCAAATTATATATTTATTGTGTAATTATATTTATTATGTATTTTATGTAATATATAATAAATGAAGTGCGTTCAAATTATTTGCGCTTTTTTACAACCATAGATACTAAATTATAAACAACATACATTATAAATAAAACCGCAATAATTACTACTAATAAATTGAATAATTTCATAATATTGCAATACATTGAATCATCTGTAGATTTACATTGAATGGTTGTTCCAATCATTCCAAATACACCAGATCCTCCAATACCACCATTTGATAACCCTGACATTCGTAATCGACCACCTCCTCCACCGCCTTTTCCCATATAATTTATTGTGATATTTTTTTACAATTCAAAATCATCACTGAAATTATCTTCTAAACATGCGTTTTTTTCTTTTTTCACATTTTTATCTAAATATCTATAAATACGCTTAATGTCCAATTTATTAATATTGTAATTTTCAAATATTTTTTCAAAATTATTCATTTTTTCAATTTCATTTTGAAAATTTGAACCAAAATGTAGCCTAAATTCTTGAAACATGGATATTAAATCCTTTTTGTCAATATCTAATTCTTGACACAAATTATAAATAAATAAAATATTATTGTATTCTGTGGAATATTTTGTAAGCACTTTTGTAAATCGAACATCATTGGTTTGATATTTGTTTTTGTATTCTGGAAATGTGTCATGATAGATTTTATTATTGTAAAATGTTTTCATCAGCGAGCTCATTTCGTTAAATTGCCATATTTGATTTTGAAATGTAATTCTATCGATAAAATCCGCATAACACATGTTATCTAATATTTTCAAATAAAATGGTATAGATGTATATTTGTGAACATTTGAAATCGGATCTATTATATTTTCATGCCACAATAATGCAACAATTGTTCTATCGGTTTCATTCATACATTTATTGTGATCATCAATTGAATATGAATTATTAATG